CAAACGCCTATTTAGAAACAAATTGAGAGGAACAGTATTCCCGGACAAGCCGTATCTGTTCCTCTCGTGATAATTCTATGGGGAGTGCTGCGTCAATCTCACGCGCAAGCTGGGCGTTCCCGGCTTTCTCATAAAGTTCCACGCTGTTCCATAGGGTAGAACGGTCAGAGAAAGAGGGCGGGGCATGGGGCGGCAGCATGATTTCGGTATGGACAACGCCGCCTTTGCGGGTGTAGTCGTGGGTCATTCCGTCCCACTCGTTTGTCAGCTTTTCGCCGCTTCGGTAGGCGGCTGCGGCAACTGCTGATTTGCCTTTGCCCCGACTGACTATGCTGATGTTACAATGGTAAATGGCTATGGGTATCACCTCCAGTATAGCGGATATAAAACTTGTGGAAAATGAATAGCTTGCGTAGCAAGGTGTTCGGTTTCCGCAAGTACACAAAAGGGTAGACAGCGCAAGCTGTCGCAGGGGAAGTGTAGCGTCCCCTGTCTGCGGCAAAGCCGCCAATCGTAGCGCGGGGTAAAATCCCTGTGCTTAAGATAAAGCCCTCGGCAGAGCGCACACGCCCGTTAGGGTGTATAAGTGCGCCCTTAGTGTCTAAGGGATTTATTCAGCGTTCCCGTTCTCGGCTCGTTTTTTCAGATATTCCCGTACCAGCTCACTCGTCAGTGCAAACCTAAGAAGTGCTGCGGCTTCCTCGTCGCTCATGTTCTTTGCTTCCGGCACAATGCTTTCAAAGACTGCGCCTCGGACAATAAGGCGGTGGCTGCGTGTCCGGCGTTCCTCTTGCGACAGCTTTTGCCGCAGCACCTTTTCCCGGTTCTCAAACTGCCGGATTTTCTTTTTTCCGTCCTCGATTTCGGCTTGCAGTTCCTCGCGGGTTTTCTCTCTTGGCTTTGTCATGGTTGATCGCTCCTTTCTGCTCATAGCATAGAAAAGAGCAGCCGTTTTTGTGTGAAAAAGGCTGCTCTCATTGAATTATTTGGTTTGTATTTATATCGGTAACTACGAAAACTTATTGACTTATGCTTTCTAAAGGGAAAGTAACACTCCAATTTCCTTCGATATGTGTATCGCTCGTAACAAAATATCCATATACTTTATATTGGGTTAAATCAACATCTGACAAATCATAAACATATTCCACATACCGTTCTTGATGTTCACTATCAGTAGAAAATGCAATATTTGCGATACAGTGGATTTCCTCTCCTTTGTCATTTTTGAAATAGATATAGCCATGATTATCCGTTTCTAAACTATCCTCGTACTTGACTTGTATATGCAATTTCCCATCCACATATCCCATGGCTGTAATATCTACCTCAGCAATAGGGGAACACAGAATACCTGTTGTTTTCAATGCCTGAAAATTGTTTTCCATTTCATTGTAGTTTGTTCCCCCACCACCCCAAATTTGAGTCGGGGTAATTGTTTTTGGTGTAGCACTAATTTGGGTCAAATCCAAATCTGTCAATATCGCATCATATTCCTGCTTATTGCTCAGCATTTCTCGGACACAAAAAGTAATTTTCTCACCAATAATGTCTTTTTCATTCCATTGTGATATAGAAATTAGGAAAGTGGCGGTTTTTGTTTCGGTGTCATAGCTTATATTTTCACACGAACTGCTACAATCAAAAGGTGTATTGATACTAAAGCTATCAAACAAATCTGTCGTTTCATCAATTCTATCTCCGTCAATATCTTGTACGGAAATAAAAATCTTTGCTTCGCTACCCTCAACATAAGCCGAAATTACTTCAAACTTAATCCCATTATCCTCGCAGGACATACTAACAGGCTTTAACTTTTGGGCAATTGCCGGAGATACCTTGTAGAGTAGATTATAAGCTGGTCCAAAATCTGCTGCCGCTAATGCTGGAACAGACATGGTAAAAACAAGGAGCAAACTGGCTACCATAGCTCCCCATTTAATCCAAATGGGCTTCTTGACCTTTTTCTTATAGTTAAGGGCTTCGTCAATGTATTTGTTGTCAAGCTCGCTCATAGCGTCGGAAAACTTCTTTGCGTTCATATAAAGACCTCTCTTTCAATTAAATATTGTTTCATCTTTTCGCGGATACGGGTCAGCCGGACAGAGACATTTTTCTCTGAAAGCCCCACAACCTCGGCTATGTCTTTGTAGCTGTCAGAAAACCAATAGCGGCGCATGAAAATAACGCGGTTTTCAGTAGTCAGCGTATCTAAAAAACTTTCAATGATACGGGCTAATTCTTTAGCTTCAATTTCTGCTTCTACTGTGTGAGTATCTGCTACATAGGTTTCAATTTCCTCCAAAGCAATCGTGTAATGGCTGCTTCGTTTGGCTGCTTCCTTTCTCCAATAAATTTTGATTGAAATGTTCCGAACGATTTTCAGAACATAGGATAAAAGTGGGTTAGGTCGTGCAGGGGGAATAGTGTTCCATACACCTAAATAAGCGTCGTTTACACATTCCTCTGCGTTCTGCCTACTTCCTACGATATGATAGGAAAGATTGTGGCAGACTGTTCCGTATTTTATATCCAACTCCCGTATGCCTTGTTCTGAACGTTCAAAAAACATTTCTATGATTTTTTCATCCTCTATCATTGCACCGCCTCCTCTCCGGCTTCACCTATATACTACGGTTTTAACGACGAATACTACATCAAATCTCAAACTTTTTCAAAAAATTATACCACACTTCGCGTGAGATTGCTTGCGTTAGCTTTCGCCGCTTCGCTGGCGGCTCTCCGGCGTTGCTCATTGTATGGGGCGGTCAGACGGAAAGAGAAACGCCCCTTTGCAATATCAAACTCCATGCAGCCTGTTTCGTGGTCTGTGTCGGTCTGGTAGCACTCGTCGGGGTACTGCTCGGCATAAGCGGCAAGCCGCTTTTTGAGGTTGGTGTTGTGGGTGCGGATATGGATAAGGGGGTCTTTCTCGTCAAACCATATATCGGTGGTCTTTTCCTGTTTGGTAAGCCCTGTTCTCATGCAAGCTCCTTTCTGCGTCCCTGTTACGCAATAGGGGTGTTTTTCGGGTGTTTTCCTCGGCTCTTGACTTGGGGAAAACTGCGTTTTTGACGATAAAAACCGCCCAAACGGGGAATGTATCGTCGGGGCGGCTGTTATCGCAAGATTTCTGTTTTTTCCGGCTCTTGACCGTCAGACGCAGAAAAACGCAGACTGTCGGCAAGTATCGTTTTCAGCAGCTTGTCGGAGAATGTTTCTGTGGCGTTGTGGTTAAAAAACAGCTCCGCAACAATGGTCTGCCCGTTTCTCTGTGTCGTGATAACTCCGTCCGGTTTGGTCGGTGGGGTGGGTGTTCCTTTCTTTTCTGTCAATAGGTTACTCCTTTCTCCGGGCGTAAAAAAGGGACTTCCCGTAGTTCGGAAAATCCCTCTATGATGTTGCTATTCTGTTTTATGGTGCGGACAGTGCGGCGGCAGCCTGCGCCTTTTTCTTCGCCCGATATTCCCGCGCTTTGATACGGTCGTACTCCCGCCTCTTTTCAAGATTTCTCGCCCGGTATTCTCTTGAATAGTTGCGGTGGTAGGCGCGGCTCTTTTCCTTTCTTGCTTCTTCGATTTCCTCACGCATTTGCCGGATTTCCTGCTCTGTCGGCTCTGCAAGCTGTGTCAGTTCATTTTCAAATCTGCCGATATGGTTAAAATATATCCCGATATGCTGAATAGCCTGTTTCGCCCTTTTCTTGTCACGCTCATGCACTTCAATCCGGCTGATAAACTCGTTGAGGATAGTCGGGGTAAGGTCGGTAAAGTCAGCGTAACGGTCTATCAGCTTTACAAACTTCTGCGCCCGTCCTCCCGCGTTCTCAAAAGCGGATAGCTGTTCCCTAAGCTGTTCAAGCTCGGCTTTCAGTGAGTAGTATTCTTCGGAATACTTCTGCGACATCTGCTCATAGCGGTCTTGCGGGATAGTCCCCAGCGCGTTGTCCTCATAAAGTTTATTCAGCACCTTGTCAATCTGTTCAAGGCGCGTCGTGATTTGCGGGATACGCTTTTGCTGTTTCTTTGTCTTGTCGGTCTGCTGCATGGCAAGGCTCTTTTTCACTAAGGCTTCAAACTCTGCCCGGTTGCTGATAGAGTATTCCGCGATTTTTTTCAGCACATCTGCTACGGTCTGCATGAGCAGATCCGCGTCCATGATGTGCGGAGAGCTGCACTTGGGATTTTTGGCTTTTCCCTTGTGGTACTCGCTGCAATAGGCAACATGGCGCTTGCCGCCGTTTCGGTAATCTATGCGAATGTGCATTTTTGCGCCGCAGTCTTTACAGAAAAGCAAGCCGGACAGAGGGTGGATTTCTCCGTCCCCGTTGGGGCGTTTGACAGGTGCGTTTTCCAAAATCCGCTGCACATTTTCAAAGTCGGTGCGGTCAATAATCGGCTCATGCACATTTTCTGTGATGTGCCACTGGCTTCTGTCTACATAGTGGTTTCGCTTATCCCGAAAATGCTTTGTAGTCTTGAAGTTGACTACATCGCCGCAATACTCCTGCCGCGTGAGGATATGGGTCAGCGTGGCTTTGTTCCACTTGTAACGGTTATCCTCGTTGAGCGTCTTATTTTTACAAGTTCCCCGCCCGCGGTCTTTCATGTAGAAAGTGGGGGTTGGGATTTGCTCCTGTGTCAGATATACGGCGATTTGGTTTCGGTTTTTCCCGTCCAAAAACAGACGGAAAATAAGGCGTACAACCTCGGCGGCTTCCTCGTCGATTATCCAAAAATCCTTGTTGTCCGGGGCTTTGATATAGCCGTAAGGGGCTTCGGTGGCAATCGGCTTTCCACTCATGCCTTTGGTCTTAATGCCCGTTTTCACTTTCTTGCTGATGTCCTTTGCGTACCACTCCGACATGATATTGATAAAGGGGGCAAACTCTAATGTGTCGGGGTTTTCGCTGTCTATGCCGTTGTTGACTGCGATAAAGCGCACATTGTTCCGCCTGAAAATCTCCATAGCGTTTCCGACTTGGAGATAGTCGCGCCCCCAGCGGGTAAGGTCTTTCATAATACACACACCGATTTTTCCGCTTTCCACATCTTCAATCATGCGGGAGTAAGCAGAACGGTCAAAAAACCTGCCGCTTTCGTCGTCGTCAATGTAGTGCCGGATATTGGTTAGGTGCTGCCCTTTGGCGTAGTTCTCCAAAAAGATTTTTTGGTTCTGTATGCTGTTGCTCTCGCCGCCGTCCCTGTCCTCGTCGCCTACGGAAAGGCGGGAGTAAAGGGCTGTGATTTTATTGTAATTGCTCATGTGCATATCCTCCTGCGTCCATAAAGTCGTTGTTTACAGTTAAGATTATGCACTCCAGCGGGCAGAACCATACTCGATCCCGTGGCGATACTTCTTAGCGTTCTTGCCTTTCAGGTAGACCGCCATGCGAAGGACCACTGCACCGGTTATGCCGATCAGCAGGTCCGTGGGATGAAAACTGAGCCACGGGGAGGAAAGTGCTGCCGTGAAGCCGTCCCCGATAGAAAGCAGCTTGCCGGAAAGGTCAGCACCGGGCGCAAGCCGGAAAGCCTGTGCCAGCTTATCGAAGGGATACACGAACAGAAGATACGGGAGATTCAGCAAAAACAGTTTTTTCATGTTCATCTCTGCACGCTCCGATCTTTGACCTTTACTTTCTCCCGGTCAATGGTGCGGTGTTCCGCTTTCTCCGCCGCCTGTTCCTTCGCCTGGGTCAGCCGTTCCCGGATGGAGGGCTTTTCCTCACGGCTCATTTTCCGGCTGGCAAACTCCTGAAATGCCGCTGTGATGGCGTCTGCATCCCGGCTTTTGAAAAAGACCAGGTAACGGGGCTGCTCTGCGGCGGTGTCCTTCTTCAAGGCAAAATCCACATGGTATTTCTTCGCCACACGGGAGAAAACCTTGATATTCTTGTCACTGATCTCGATATTGGCAAGACCGGCGTTCTGGCTGGCAAGCTGTTTAAGGCTCTGCCTGCCGCGGTAGATTTTGGGCTTCTGGCTTTTCTGGATTTCCTCCAGGAACTTTTTGACGGCCTTTTCAAAGACCTGCTCACTTAGCTTGGCTCCGTCAACAATGAGCGTTACGGCGCCCCGCGTTACTTCCTCCTGCATTTAGCCTCGCCCCCTTTGCCCGTCCCCGTACATATCGTGCTGCACCAGGGAAGAATAATAGCTGTTGATGGTGGTCGGGGCGTTATACAGCGCCGCCAGAAGATATTTCTTGATATTGCGGACATAGGTGGTGTTGTCCTTCATGCAGTCCATGACATACTGAACATGAGAACTGTCCAGCTTCATAAACCGGGACTTTACCACCTCCGCCGGATAATCATCTCCGGCAATGCGGATGACTTTGCGGGCAGAACATACGGTATCAACGATCAGGTCAACGATCTCGTCAAGCTGCTCACGGTCGATATGGCTGTCCTGCACCAGATAGCTGTACTCGATGTTGTCTAAAATCACTTCACGATAACATTCTCTGGCTCCCATCCGATCCATTCCCATCCTTGCCCCTGCGGGGGTAGGGGGATTTGATTGGATAGGATTTGATATCTCCGTACTTGATAAATCAGTCTTTGTTTGATTAGTATTTAATTGTGCGGGGTTTTCCGTACACGGTTCCGCCGTATCCGGGACACCCATATCCGGGTTTTCCGTATATGGCTTTGCCGTACCCGGTAAAGGCGTACCTGGGCTTGACGGCGGCTCGCACTGAGGCATTTCGTAAATGACATACTCGGTATCCGTGATCTTGCCTTTTTCGTCCCGAAGCTGGGTGCGCCGGATATACCCGTGGGTTTCCAGCTCCTTCAACGCCGCACCGATGCTGTCCACACCTTCCCGACAGATCGCCGCAAGACCTCTGGTGGTATAATTCCACTCGTCAGGGAGCGACAACATCATGGACAGCAGCCCTTTGGATTTCAGGGTCAGCGTCCGATCTTTCAAGTGATGGTTTGACATGACCGTATAATCACGGGTCTTTTCAATACGAAAAACAGCCATCTTCGCACCTCCTTCCTGTGAAAATAAAAAGTGTTGATTTTGAGCGGTTTATCTGTCTGTACGCCTTCATAGCCTCCCGCATGGGAAAACATCCACGCCCTGTTCAGAACGCAAGCCACAGAGGAAGAAACAGAAGATATCCCACTGATTTTGATACATTTTGGGGACGGCTACCTCTCACGGTCTTTATGGTCATAGTGGAGGTCGCCGGAAAGCACCTTCGCATGGCTACGGATTTTGATGTGCCCCTTTTCCTGATTTTCCAAAGCCTTGCTGTATCCGGCGTCAGTCAGGAACAGGCGCATTTTCTCACCCTTCCAGCCAACAGGCGAGTCATGGGTAAGAACATCAAAGACGATCATGTGTCTGGTTGCTGGGTCGAAACGCTCCAAAGCCATAATGTCATGGCCGGATAACTTCTGTGCCCCGGATTGTTGTCTGGCCTCTGCCAGCATTTCCCCGATGGTGCGGGCTTTCTCCGGCAGACGGTATTCGGCCTGCACCTTGCGGATCAAATCCATGCACTCCTGATCCGACAGGGGGCGGAGCTTGTCCAGAAGGCCTTCCGCCGTTTCTTTCGTTGCCGGGTTCGGCGCATAGCGCCATGTCATGTAAATCTCATTCAGGGCAGCGTTCTGATTGGTACTTTCAATCTGAAACACCATCCTCATTTCTGCTTCTGTCAGTTTCATTGCCAGCCTCCTTCAAAAATGGGTATAAAAAAACGCCATAGGTTTTTTGAGCCTACGGCGTTTCTTGCGATATTCACAATTCCAAACTTTCCAGCCACTCGTCAAAAGATTTCTTGGAAACGCGGATCGCATTGCCTATGCGGACGATCCTGAACTCTTCCTGCTTGACGAGCTGATATGCGGTTGTGCGGCCAATGTTGAGCATGGCTGCAATCTGTTCCACGGTATATGTGCGCGGTTCCGGCAGTGACTTTTTCTCTTTCTTGTCCATAGTAACCTCCATGTATTTGCCTTGTCATTTTGACTAAGGGAGTGAAGAATGGCAGTAGCAATCGGCTTTGGCTGGGTGTCCTCTTGCTAAGAATTTGCTAATAGGACCACCCAACGGACACATAAAACTGCGTCAGAATAGGTGTTTTGCACCATAAAGTTCGTTTACTACAAGTCATTCTGCGTAAGGGATGATATTGGAAGTTACATCCGAACCGTGTATCACATGGTAAGCCATACTCCTAAGCGAAACGCCGCAGGTTCGATTCCTGTCATGGACGCCAGTAAACAACGCTGTAAGCCTTTGTTTTCAAGGGTTTACAGCTTTTTTTGTTATCACGGACAGGGAAGCAATGTATAGAGGCTTATGTCCGTGAGAATTTCTAAAAGCCATTTATTTTGCAAGATAGCTTGCTAACACTCATTTAAGGTAGATGATGATTTCATGGATTTTTACGATATTTGCTAACACTTTTTGGTTAGCAGGTTTTTTCTGTTTGGAACAAAGCCCTTTGCTAACAGTTAGAAAGGGTTTCTTTTAAGAGCTTTTCTTTCATTTCCGGTGTCATGGATTTTAGCAATTCAAGCAGAAGTTTGTCATTGTCACTGATAGGCTCCTGTGCTTCTGAATGGAGATTGTGTTCAGGTTCCTCTGTATCAAGGGTGTCATAAAATTCTTCATCCAGCTTTTTTGCATTAAGCCGTCTGTCTTCATCCACGATTTCAGAGTAAACATCTGTTACCATTTCTGCTTCGGCGTGACCTGTATCTCCCTGAACAGACTTAATATCGCCATGTGTCATTTTGAGTTTATATTTTGTGCTTAAATGGCGTAAGCTGTGAAAAACAACAACTTCAAAATTGTGTTCCTCACACAGCGTTGTGAATCTGTCCCGAACAATGCGGCTTTCTACGGGATTCCCATTTTCAAGAGCAATAACAAGGTTATAATCGTTATAGGCACTTCCTAAAAACTCTTTCAATTCCTGCTGGTCTTTTTTGTATTGAACCAGTAATTGAGCAAGCGTTGTCGGCAGCCATACGGTACGATTACTTGTTTCTGTTTTGGGTGTTTTTAACACCAGCCTTGTAGTACAGTGGGGCTTCTGGGTTGGGAAAATTTTAATAATATCTTTTTCTTTCAGCTTTTGCATAGCTGATTGAGAAATTCTTGCCAACTCCTTATTGACGATAACTCTTGCATTATTATTTGCAATAGCTTCTTCATCAACAATCACATCATCCCAAGTAAGTCCTGTAATTTCACCTACTCTTAATGAGCAGGCAAACGCCAAGTGCATACAAAGCAGGAGTAAATCATCATCCACAAGTTTGATTGCTTCCTTAAATGTCTGTACATTCCAGACCTTACGTTTTACCTTTGGTACTTTGGGTAAGGTGGCTAAGGAAGCCGGATTACGCATTTTGCTGTCCAGATATTCCCAACGGATAGCCTGATTTAAGGCACAGCGGATAATATCATGAATTTTCTTAATGTTGGCAGGCTGCACACAGCGACCAGTCGCTTTGCGGTTAGCACGAGGAACTTCTGGAACACTTAACAGGTCATTGTAATATTGAGAAAGTTTTTTCGTGGTGATTTCATTTAACTTCCAATCTCCAATAATAGGGTTGATATAGTTGTTAATTGAACTCAATTTACTGCTGTAAGTGTTGGCAGACCACTTCGATACGCCATATAGATTGACAAAAGTAACAAGAAATTCCTTTAAAGTGATTTCATCATCTGGGGTATCTATTGCTTGTTCTGCTTCCTCACGCTGATGGGCGAATTGTTCTTCTAAAGGGACGAGAACATATCCATAGGTTTGTTGATAAAATTCAATAAACGCTTTTCGTGCCTTTGCTTCTTTTTTTGTTTCTAGGGTGTCCCATTTCTGCTTTCTTTCGCCTGTATCATCCATATACCAGTAAATAACTGAAAATTTTGATTTTCTTTGTTTGATTGAAGCCATATTATCTCTCCTTAAATGATTATTCGTGTAACCATTTATCGAAAGATATTTTAGATACTCTAATCATCCTGCCAGCTCTGATATAGTGAAATTGACCGCTTTTGACTAAAGCATATGCCGACTTCATACTGATGTTTAAAAGAGCTGCTATTTCATCTACCGTATATGTCTTTTTTTCAGACGTTGTAATACCGTGTGTATTCTCTTTACCATTTAACATAAGATTAAGGCTCCTTTCTATGATGGTAACAGTAAAATACACCTCTCTAACACTTTGAGTATAACACAGGAAATTAAAGTTTTGTAGAGGTTCAGTGCATTTTACTGTGAGCAAGTCAGCCGAACAGCTTTCGCTAAAGCTCATGGGAATCTCACCCCTGCATGGTTCTCATCCAGCCGTACCCTTTGCCAGCGGTGCTACATCATCACACGGACTAAGGCTGTACGGAAGTATCATTATCACAATAGAAAGGTCATGGCGGCAGCTTTTGCGGTAAGCTGCTTATGGAACGCTGGCAGGAATCGCTATCCGGTTTCATCCCTCCTTTGGTGGGTCACGGCGTGCCAGCCCAACGGCTCTCTTTCTATCGAAACGTATTCGGCTGCTTTATGCTGCGTTGATTAGACGCTTTCTTTTTCAAGGAACAATCCGGCTTTGTCAGCCTGTTAAAATGCACTGGTGATAATGCACTTTAATAGACTGGCAAGCTCTGTCTGGGAAGCATGAGCTTGTCCATGCTTCCACAGGAGAGCGTTATTTCTAGTTGGGTTCCTTGATTTCAAAAGATAAAATCTTTGCAATCAGACGTGTTTCCATCCGGCGGCGTAGGGTTTCATCTACAACCATGTGGGTATTGCCATATTCATCTTTCATGGGACGCATGGAACGGCTGGCAATAAAACCGCTGTAATGGCGTACAATCTGGTTGACTGCTTCAATGTCACCATCCGCAGCCCTTACAATCACAGGAAACGGAATCATAGGGTGCTTTGCTGTCATGCTTCTTCCTCCATAAATTTTTTGATAAATTCCAGTCCGGCGTGTCTTCTTCTCTGGATGGTAGAACGGTTGACTTCCAGAATTTTTGAAATTTCTGTATCGTCAAATCCGAGGAAATAATATCTCAAGATAACATCACGTTTCTTTCCGTCCAGATTTTCCAACGCTTCTGCTAACAGGCTGTTTTCAATACGGACAGTAAATCCATCCATTTCAAAAGTATGGAAGTGGGATGGATAGGTGTCTTCGGAAGAAAACAAGTTGACGGTGTAATCGTCCATATCACAGAACAGGGTTTCCCGTTTACACTGTCTGGACAACGCTTTAAGATAATCTTTGCGTTCATCCTCCATAGCGACTTTACAGATATAATCAAACTGGTTCTCTATGGTTGTCTGAAATTCAGATGGCTTCATCATTACTCACCCCCTTTCCAGCCTTGAAAGGGAGCGAGTTGATAGGAATTTCTGCTTCTTTCCCCCTTTTCGCTCTTAGTCCCGACAGGACAGGGGGTGCAGTTGCGTTTTGAGAAGAAAAATTTAAAAACTTTTTCTTCCAACTAAAAAAGCACGCAAACAGACGATATTTCTGCTTGTGTGCTTCGATAGTTCTTTCTATGTATTCTGAAAAACCACATTGAGGGTCAGACTTTTCTAGTGTAGGCGGATGGCTTTTTTTAACGGTTTACCGAATGTAGATATATTTAAGAAAATATTTTGCATAGCGGCTTCCTCCTGTAAGCCGCTGTCTGTATAAAGTAGTAGACTTTAAAAATCATCTGCATTTCAGGCAAAAAAGACGGCGGCTTTTGTTAAACCGTCGTCTGGAAATGATGATGTAATTTTTGACGCAGGGAAAGTATGCTGCCAAATAACGGTTTTTTTTTATTTCCGTTTCAGCAGCATAGTTTTATCTTTGGTACGCATAATAGGAACTGTACAACTGTATAATACGTTTTTCTATACCTGTCACTATTATAACAGGAACAGTAAAATGTATAGAGGTGGTGTATTATGCGTAAAAAAGAAGATAAATATGATTTCAGGGCGTTTGGGCTTGCCATAAAAGAAGCCCATAAAAAACAGGGATTGACCCGTGAACAGGTGGGAGCAATGATTGAAATTGACCCACGCTATTTAACCAATATTGAGAATAAAGGGCAGCACCCAAGTTTACAGGTGCTTTACGACCTTGTATCTCTGCTGAATGTATCAGTGGATGAGTTCTTTTTATCCTCTGATAGTCTGGTAAAAAGCAGCAGACGAAGACAGCTTGAAAGCAAAATTGACAATTTTACAGACGCAGACCTTGTTATCATGGAAAGCGTTGCGGATGGTATTATGAAATATAAGCGAATGGAAGAATAATTCTTCCGTTGGCTTACTTTTCATTTTCTGGCACAATTTCTATATTTGACATATCCTCCTGCTCCGAAATTTCGTAATCGTAAGAAACTTTTTCAGATTCACTTTCTTCTGTTCTGTTTACACATCCACTAAACACAAAAGTAGAAAGTAATAAACAAATTATTAGTATAATCAATTTTTTCATTTTTTCACCTGCCTTAATATTCCTTGTTTGAGTTCTAACACAGCATCAGCTTTTTGAGCAACATCTTTAGAATGAGTAACAATAATGACACATTTATTCAATTTGTGGGCAGTTTCCTGTAATATTTGTGTGATTTCAGCGGCAGTTATTTCATCAAGATTTCCTGTAGGCTCATCTGCCAGTATAATAGGGACATCGGTAGCTAAGGAACGTGCGATTGCTACACGTTGTTGTTGCCCACCAGACAATTTTAAAATTGTTCGTTTTAGTTCTTTATCAGAAAGTCCCAGACGTTTTAAAAGAGGAACCACATCAACATCTTTCTTTGTTGCCAAAGTTGCATTTTCAATCGGCGTCATATAATCAATCAAATTATAATTTTGAAATATAAGAGAAACATGATTTTGTCTATGAGATTCCAATCCTATTTTTTTAATATCTTCATTTTCGTATAAAATAGTTCCGGTAGTTGGTATATCAAGTCCCCCTAGTAGTGAAAGTAATGTTGTTTTTCCGGAACCAGATGAACCTAAAATCGCATATACTTTTCCTAGTTCAAATGAAAAGGTAATATCTTTCAGCACGTTTGTATTTTTATCATAAGAGTATGATACATGATTACACTTAAAAATTGACATTTGTTCCTCCTTAACTCATACGGGCTAAAATTTCCCGTGGTTTTAAACGCATAACACTAATCGAAGATATAGTTACTGAAATAAAAATGATAGAAAAACCGATTGTGTATAATTGCAATATATCGGGCAAAGTAATTTCTACCTTAATATCAGGAGTAGCGGATTCTGAATCTTCTGAAACGCTAAAATCCAGACTTTTCATTTCTGTATGGTCTTCTTGTGTTGAAAGCTGCTGTTTTTCATTTTTTGTATTTTGTTGCAAAAGGGTATTTGCGATATTTCCAGAAATCATATTGCTTGTAACAAAAGATAAGGTAAAAGCTAAAATTGCTATCATTAAAACTTCAATAAGGTATTGTCCTAATATGCTGGATTTTTTTATTCCAATGGAGAGCAAAACGCCTGTTTCATGTATTCTCTCTTTTCCCCAAAGTGTGAGAATAAGTGAAAGAACAATAACGCTTGCGATAATGATTACAAGTAATAAGCCGATAACTAACTTATCTAAATTCTCTAAAGAAATTGCTGTGTTTTTGTAAACCTCATCATTAGCATAAATGTTATAAACATTTTCTTCATAATCAGGGAAATGTTTTACTTGCTCTATAATTTTTTCAATATCTTTAGGGTCATTTACGGTAACTTTTACTGTATCAAACCCTTGCACTGCAACACTATTTTCAAGTTCGACAATAGATTCTATATCTGTAAAAATTAAGTTTTGTATCTTATCATATGTTGGGATTGATTCTCCAACTTTTTCAAGTTTTTGTGCATGAAACAATCCAATAATTTCAAAAGATAGCTGCTTTCCGTTCTCATTTGTTACAATTAAGGAATCACCTAAATTTAAGTTGTTTTTTTCTGCTAAGTCTTTACACAGAATAACTTTGTGTATGTCATTGTCTAAAATATGCCTGCCTTCTATTAGTTGGATTTTTCCAGAAGTAAAGAAATTTTGTTCTTCTGAACGCCATACACCAATGCTTTTTACACAATGAGAAAGACTTTCATCTAATGGAACAGTTCCGGCAAATGGTAAAAGTTTATCAAAATTTATCAGACTTTCCGTTGTTGCATCACAGAATTTAACACCGGAAATATTCCGAATGTTTTCTACCATTTTTGATGTCACCTGTTCAGTCGAGTACATTAAAAGGTCGGAAGACCCATCTTCATTCTCACTTTCTTCTTCGTGATAATATGGATTTGAATCTGAATAATTGACATCAATATTGAAAGAACCGCCGATATTTTGTCTTAAATTTTTTTGAGCTTGTTTTGACGCACTTCCAATACTTAGTCCCGTTAGAACAAAAGTTGACAGAATTAAAAGGATGAAAAAAAGCAAAATACTCTTTCCTCTTTTGCGTGAAACATATAGAAATGCTCTCTTCATAAAGTTCATGATTTTTTATACCTCCTGATTTTTTATTTTGAATACAGGAATATCATAAATGTTCAATATGGAATGCATATGAAATGAATATAGAATTTAGGGCGAAAAAAAGCCCTCTGAAATTAGAGAGCTTTTGGCAGGAGGATAGAGAAACACATCCCTTTTTGTGATTCTGTTGGTAAAAATTCATATGAAATATGAAGTGATGAAAAAATAGTTGAGACAATGTAAAGTCCTAAGCCATTTCCACCGCTATCACTATTGCGAGAAAAATCAGGACGGTAAAATGGTTCAAATATATGTGCTAATTGTTGTTTATCAATCGGAATACATTCATTTTCTACCGTTAAAGTATGTTCTTTTAAACAGACAAAAACACTCCCCTCATTTGGAGTATAGGTGACAGCATTTGCAATAATATTAGAAAATGCCCGACTAAATTGCTTTTGTGGAATCATTATCCTGTATTCTTGAGGAATATCTAACTTTAAATTGATACCATGAGTCGCAGCAATCAGTTTATATGGTTCACATACATTCAAAATTAAGTCTGATAAATTACATTTCGTAGAATCTTCCTGAGTAGTTTCCATATTTATTTTGGAAGTTTCTAAAATTTCATGAATCATGGTTGCAAGCTGTTCTACTATATCCTTACATTCAGGAAGATATGTGGAATAATCACAATAACTTCCCACTCCTAAAATCATGTTTTCCAAGGTTGCATTTAAAGCGGTTACTGGGGTTTTTAATTCATGTGACGCTGCTCTTAAAAAATCAATTTTTGCCTGTTCACTTTCTTTAACCTTTTCCTTTTCTGCTTCAAGATTTTTAATAGTTGTAAATAGACGATAATATAATTGATTGATATTATCAGCCAATTCTCTCACTTCATCTTGAGAAGATACTATACAAACAGCAGATTTATCCATTTTAGACATTTGTTTTGTCACACTTGAAATTTTCCGAATTGGTGTTGTAATACTTTTTGAAAAAAAATAGGAACATATTGCACAAAGAATAATACAACAAAAAACAGAAAATGGTAACGCCTGCCAAATTGCCTGTGATACAAACTGCAAAGGGTCGATACTGCCATCTAACACATATTCACTTTGATTTGATATTACTGATGGAGTGTAATCTATAGCAATTCGTGGGGCAAGTAAATATAAAATCAGATGAGCTGCAATTATAATAAATACCATAATGCTGAATGTATATAAAAAAATTTTAGGCAATATTTTTAATCGTTTCATTCCACCACCTCATACTTATAGCCGATTCCTTTTACTGTTACAATACAATTAAGACGTAATTTTTTTCTCAAATTTTTAATATAAGTGTCTATTGTCCGGTCGATAATAGGGTAATCATATCCCCATAGTTCGTCAAGAATTTGTGAACGGGTCAAAACCAGTCCTTTGTGTTCTATAAGAAGTTTTAATAATTCTATTTCTTTTGGAGTAATGTCAATTCTTCCATTTTTATCATGGGCTGTATATCCAGAAAAATTGACAGTAACATCCCCGAAAGTAATAGTGTCTATAGACTGCATTTGTCCACAGCGGCGTAAAAGAGCGGTGATTCTTTTTCCAAGCAATACCATAGAAAAAGGTTTTGTTACATAATCATCTGCTAATTCATCAAAACTTTGTGATTGCGTATATTCATCCTCAATCGCTGTGAGCATAAGTACAGGTATAAGACTGCTTTTTCTTATTTCATGTAAAACAGCAATTCCGGTTAACCGTGGAAGCATAATATCTAAAACAATTAAATCTATTGTTGTACTATGAAATAATTGCAATGCTTCCTCACCATCATAAGCAGAAACAATGTTATGTCCGGTTGGTTTTAAATATTCACAAATAGCCATATTTGTTCTTTTATCATCTTCGACAATCAATATTTTAGCCATATATTCACCTCCATTTTTACTGTACAGCATTTATATGAAAAGAATATGAAATTAGATTGATAATTTAATTTTATTATAGAAAGATTTAGGAATTAAAACAAGAATTTATCTCACATCCAATAGTAAACAGATGATAAAAAGTCATCTGTTTACTATTGGAATATATAATCATTTCACAATCTTCCAGTTTTCCCCGTTCTTTTCCAGCACAAGGTCAAACTGTGATACCTGAGTTGTCATGGTCTGGTTATCCAGATATTTCACTGCAAGGGAAGCTGTCACCTGATTTCCGCTTCGATTGTAGACTGGATTCACCAGTTCTGAGAAAATATACTCTTTTCCCACAGGTTTCAGCACGCCCTCATTCACATAATAGGTCAGCTCCTTTGCGGTTGCCGTAGGATACAGCTTGAAAAAGGTAGTGAGAAATTCGTTGATTTCCTCCGTGGTGATGGAATCCACCGTGCCGTCACTTTGTACCGCTTTTGGGGTGTAACCGGATTTTACGGCAACGCTGGTGATGGTTGGGTTCTGGATAATCGTCAGGTTTCCAGAGCCGTCCACATAGACCGTTACCTGATAGGCGGAACGGACGGTTTTACTGGATTCCCCCTCTGTGATACGCTGTTCCACCGTGTAGGTCACTTGATAATGCTGTTCCTTTTCTTCTGTGATTTCCCATATCTGAAAATCGGTCAGGGCAGACGATACGGGGATGTCCTTTCGGACAGTATCTACATTCAGGGCTTGCAGCTCTCCGGTGAGATACCCTTTTAAAGCATTTGTCCGGTTATCAATGGAAGCGGCAGACTGTTCCCATGAATAGTAGACTTCTGCGAAATTCTCCACAAAATTCTCTATCTTGTGGGTGTCGAGGATGGTTTCCTCAATTACTTTGGTTTCATGGACAGTATGAATGTCTATTGCCGTGAAATTCTTATAGACGGCAAACAGGAAGCTCACTGCCAGCAGCACCCACAGGGCAATCACGGTTTTTTTATGGGTATTGACTTTGTAGACTTTCAGTTTCTTTTCTTTCTGCTTTTTCTGGTTATCCTCTTTTCTAATCTGAATCATATCGGTTCATCCTTTCTTATTGTTTGATTCGTCCGGCTCCGGCAAGGTGCTGTTGCCAGTAGGAGCCTGTCAGGTCTGCGTAACCAATGGGATTTCCGGCATGGTACATCCGGTTATTTCCCACATACAGCCCCACATGGGTGATGTAGGTTCCGGCGTTGTAGGTGGAGTGGAAAAAGACTAAATCCCCTGCTTTTGCTTCGGACAGGGGGATGTGCTGCGTCACATTGTACTGTTCCTGTGCTGTCCGTGGCAGAGCGATTCCTGCCTTGCCATAGCACCACTGCACCAGTCCCGAACAGTCAAAGGAAGTGGAGGGGGAATCGCCCCCGTACACATACGTCCAGCCCTCATACTTTAAGGCTTCCTCCATGATAGCCTGTACCGTTTCATCATCAAACTGTGCCACGGTCAGGTATTGCGATACCAAGAGGACATAGAACATATTTCCATAGGAATACCGCCAGCCGCCGTTTTTCTCTACGGCAACAGGGTTGGTGTAGGTGACTTTCTTTCCGCCGGATTTGTCCCTTGCGAAGCTCTCTGCCAGTTCAAAGGTGTATTTTTTCCCGTGTCCTGCCACATAGTCTAGGAAACCGCCGCCGTAGTTGTAGGATTGAATCACACTGTTTAAGTCACATCCCTTTGTTTCTGCCGCTGCGAGCAGTTCCGAGAAATACTTGCAGCCCTGTTTGATGGATTCCTCTGTACTAAGGGAGTTCGGGGGAAGCCCCAAAGATTCCGAGGACTGCATAACGTCTTCCAGTGTGCCGCCGGATTCCACCTGAATGATGGCGAGCAGCACATTTAAGTATTCCTCTATGCCATATTCCCTTGCATGCTTTTCCAGCATAGGCTTATGGGCGAGGACTTCCTGTGATACGCTCACGCCCCCATAGATAAGGTTTCCGCCGCTTCCTCCGTCTTCCTCATCCGAGAAGACAATCACCACCAAAAGGAGCAGGGAGAACATCATCACGAACACGCCGGAACAGGCAAAGAAAAGGTGTCTTAACTTCATGGTTTCTCCCCTTTCTTCTGTTTGGCAGCCGCTGTTACCGTTTTTGTCCACTCCTTTCTGGCGGTGGTACGCCGGATGGTAAAGTTAGATTCTTTTACCACAGGGGCAGCCCGTTTTCTTTCCGGTATCACAGGAACCGTATCGTTCTGGACAGGTCTTGTCGGACGGGGAGCAGCAGGTGTGATGGTTGGAGCCGCCTTTTGTCTTTCATCTGGATGGGATAGGGAAGTAGATGGGACTATCTGGCGTTCTGTCCTTATAGGTGGTGTCTGTTCATGGTGGATGGAAGCCGTTTTTACCATCGGAACCGAAGCCCGTTCTGCCACAGTTCCCCCATAAGAAATTTGTCCCCGTTCCCTGATGGATGGGGAAGCTGGCTGCATGGCTGGTTTTTCTGTATGAGCGGTATCTGCACGATTTCGGAAATCTTCTGGCTGCTTTGCAGTAACAGGGCGTTCATGGACAGGAGCAGTCCCTTTGGGTGCTTCGGAAGCTGTCTTTTGCGGTTGTTTTGCCTGTTCCAGTTCCGCCCTGCGTTCTGCAATGGTCTGTCTGCGGCTTTCTGCCTGTGCGTTCCGCTGTTCCGCTCTGGCAGTTCGGGTCTGGGTCACGCTGGAAGTAAAATCCCTTACACCCTCTGATACCTGTGTTTTCCCGTGGTAAAGGGCGTACTTTGCATTGACAGGCAAATCCTTTGCCTGCTCCCGAAGCTGTCCGGCAGTATCGGCTATCTTATCTTTGGTATCTACCGCCGCACCTACCGCAGAGCCAGCCCGTTTCCATGCGGATTCCTTTTCCGGTGCTGCCTGTCCGTCTGGTCTGCTGTGGTCTGCCTGTGTCCGTTTGGAAGAGCCGGAGTGGGAAACAGTTCTCTGGTCTGAGCCAGCCTGTTTCCCTGCGTGGTATGCAGCCGTTCCAGCCCCAAGAGCCGCCACAGAACGTCCTAACTTATGCTGTAAACGGTGCATATGGGCGTGCATGAGCATACGGGGTCTTCGCATGATACGGCTCCCCATGCTTTGGGAATCCCCACTCTGTAAGGAGAACATCCCCATCAAATCCCCCAGCTTGAAATAAATTCCGGCAAAGGTCACTATCTGCAAGAACGCCGTCAGGAAGAACGGATATTCCCCAGACAGGTTGTAGAGCATGGTGGAAATACTGAACGCTACCGTGATAATCAGGGTGATTCCGGCTCTGGTAAGAATGGTATTGAACAGTTTTGTAATGGCACGTTTTGACATCCCCTCAAAAGAGGGAACCATGCTGAGGAGGAAGCTCACAGGCAGGAACATGGCGTAGATGATAAAAAGCACCTGTGAGAAAATCATTATCCCTGTGAGCAGGAATACAAAAATGGAGATACCGATATTGAAGATAAATAGGAAGAAGACGGTTCCCAAGCGGTTGATGGTCTTTGTGATGGTAAGGTTGGTGTTTTCCCTGTCTTCGATTTCCTCCACCACGATTTCTTCCCTGTCCTGCCCGTTGTTTTCGTCTGGACTGGTTGAGAGCAGGCGTTCCACACGGTCAGCCCCAAGGCTTTCCACATCCGAGTTGCCATATTGCAGCAGGAGCCACGGCTGCTTGACCTGTATGGAAAACAGGCTGTCCCGTATCAAATCCACGCTGTCTTTTCCTTGACTTTCCGAGTTCGGCAGCACAATCTTTGTGCCAAGGGTCAGGCTGGCATTGCTGATGTCTGCGGAAAATTCATTGATTTTCCCGATATAATCAGGAGCATAGGCGATAAAGGCAGCGGACAGCACGAACACCACCACGAAATTGACAACGGCATGGATGGCTTTTGTGGTTTCCCGTTTGATAAGCCCTGTGTAGGCAACGTAAAGCCCCACCACCAGAATGAGAATCAGCAGGAACCCGATATAAAATCCCTCCGAGGACAAGCCGCCTGTGGTGACGCCTGCCAAGGTCTGCATATTTTTTCCAATGGAATCCGCCGTAGAGGAAATGAAATCCAGCGAGTAGGCTTCCTGAATCAGATACCCCGTGGCGTTGGAAAGGTACAGGCTGATTGTCCAGATAAAATTTGTGATGGCATACAGCCCGTACATCACCTGTTTTCCGATACCGTCCAGCCAGTTCCACGGGAGCCAGTCCCATCCGCTGTCCACATAAAAATCAAGTTGGTAGTTGTCCAGAGGATATTTGCTGTATTCGTTGGCAGCGTCCACCGTATCATCCACCAGTCCGGCAGCGTGGGCGGCTGTGCCGAAGACTGCAAGCAGCAGGAGGAGGAGCAGGAGTGCCAGAAGCACCCTGCCAATCACTTTTCCTGCCATGCTCCCGATTTTTTTCAGGGAGGTTTTTCCCTTTATCCGGCAAGGGACAAGGGCTGTCCCCTGCTGGATGGGCTTTCTTATCTTCATTTCTCCACCTCTTTTCTAACAGGCGGTCTGGTGTCAAAGGCATGGAACAGGTCTTCAAAGATGGGATGGAACTGTATCACTCCCACACGCCCGTACAAATCACTGATAAGGCACTGCCCGTTTTCCAAGTCACGGAGTCGCTTCTGGTTGTTTTCATCTTCGGAATCCACCCCGAAAAAGGCAAGGGTCTTCTTGATTTCGTTGATGTCCGTAGAACGGAACGCAAATTTCAAGCCCAGATTATTTTTCAGCTTTTCATCCAGCAAATCGTCCGTGTTCTGGGTGACAAAGTAAACGCCTGCGTTCATGGCACGTCCGGCACGAACCAGCTTCATAGAAAGGGTCTTGCCCTGTGCCACCTGTAGGAAGCTCCATGCTTCATCCAAATCCACAATCTTAAACACGCTGCGGTCTGTATGGATGAAGTCGAGGGCAAAGGTACTGATTACAATGAGCATTGCCACGGAAAGCAGCTCCATTGTGGTGTATTCTTCAAACGAGGTTTCCTTATCCGGCAGCACCAAATCCGCCACCTGAATGATGTTGAGTTGCTTTTCAAGGCTGATGGACTGTGTGACATCCCCATCCGAAAAGAGCAGGTGTGCAAAGTCATAGTCCGTAAAGGATTCGATATGGTCGGCTATGCTGGTACTGATGGCGGTTCCCTCCGCCCGTAGTTCCTCAATCACCTTGAAAAGCCCCCGTTCCTCACTGTTTGTTACCGCACGGATGGCTTTCCGAAGAACAGGGAATTTCTCTCCGTCACGGCTGGAAATGCCTGTTAAAAAGGTCAGGATGTCGATTGCCAGTGATTCGGAATCCTTTGGGTTCTCCATAATCACATACGGGTCGAGCAAGCCCCTGTTCTGTTCCTCTGAGGTCAGGTTTACGATATTGATTTCATGGGCGATTTCCGGCAGGGTTTCTTTCCACCGTCCCCGTTCCGCTTTCGGGTCAACAATGAGTGCCTGTGCCCCAAATAATACGGAATAATAGACTATCATGTTGTTACTGAATGATTTTCCACCGCCGAGGGAGCCTACAAAAGCGGCAGCAAGGGCGTTGGTGACGGAGCCTTTTACCCCTTGACTGGCAAGGGCAGGCTTTAAGTACACGTTTCTTCCTGTATCAAGGCTGTACCCGATATAAATGCCCTCCGGTTCCCCCAACATCTGGGTTGCCCCGAAGCCAAGACCAGCGAGGAAGTCGCTGGTGACATACTGGATATAATCGTTCAGATACCGCTTGCTGGCAGGGAGAAATTCCCCATGCAGCCCCAGCATATCCCCAAAGGGGCGAACCAGCTTCACGTTCAAATCGTCATAAAAATCTTTCACCTCATTGCAGCGGCGTTTCAGTTCTTCCAAGTCGGGAGCCGTCACACGCACTACGTAGGATAGTTTGTACATGGATTCCTTGCTCTGGTCTAAGGTGGATTCCAGCTCATTTACGCTGTCTAAAGCGTCCACCACGTTTGTACTGGTTTCACTGTCATTCTGCCATGCGTGGTTGTCCAAATCTTTCAGCTCTTTTTTCTTGTTCCGCACCGTGGAGAGGGCTTTCCGGTTTGTCACAATCTCCACATTCATAGAGGTATCAATGGGAAAAGTAAATTGCTGCTGTTGATAGTAAAAGATTTCCGAGGATGGGAAGTCCAGTTCCCCCACAATGCTGTTGATGGTGAAGTAGGCGGCATAGACCGTCCCGTCTTCCTGTTCGATTTTCAGATACCGCTGGTTTTCCTCTATCAGACAACGGGTAGGTTTGATGAGGTCATAGTATTTCACCAGCGTTTCCTCCTGAAACCGTTTCTTCGGCAGGTAATACTCATAATCTTCGTAGGCAGTTCCGGTCTGCCCGTATAAATGCTCAATCAGATAGCCAAAATCGTCCTTATCCAGCCGCCGGACTTTGAAGCGGCGTGAGATTTTACTCTCCAACAGTTTTTCCATCTTCTGAAACCGCCAGATTTCCTCATTGCTCATGGAAACAAAATCCCCCATGAGCTTGTGGTTGACTTCATGGAGGAAGTCGGAAACAGCGGTCTTTGCTTCCCTGCGAAACTGCTTCATGGTGACTTCCTGCTCATTGACAAGCAGCTTGAAGCCAATAAAAAAGCGGTAGTCCACCTGATTTTCCCCTATCATGGAAATCAGGGCTTCGGTCTGTGCGTCAATCTTTGCACAGGCAACGTCCTTTAGCTTGCCCGTCACTTCCTGTTTGGAGCGTTCCTGTGCTGCCCGTATACTGGATTCGGTGCTGATTTGCAGGGCGTGAATCTTCCCGTCCCTGTTCTGGGCGATAAGCTGCCGGAACGAATCGTGTACCTGATATTTCTGTTCGGGGCTTAAAAAGGAATAGTTGTAGGGAAGCAGCTCATAGTAAGCGAAGCACTCCCCGTCATGGTTGAATACAAGGTTATTTTCGATATATTTAATCAGATATGCCATAAATATCACTCCTTACTGCCGTGATGGGCTGTGCCGGATATTCCTTTTCCAGTTTCACGGGCTTTCCTGCATACGTCAGTTTCGGGCGTACCAGATATGCCAGTACGGATTTCAGGAAGCCGTAAGGCTTCTTCCCGTCAAAGGTCTTCTGGCACATGAACCAAGTGAGGGCAAAGGGTACGCCGAAGTATTTCAAAAATGCCCCGTCAATGAACGAAAGGGGAGGGAGGTTCCCCAAGAGCATAACTGCAAACACCGACACCACGAACCACGCCATCTGTGTGAACGTGATGGGGAATGGCAGCTTAAAATCATTGATGGAATAGAGTACCTTTTCCACCGACCAGATACTGGTATAGCTTCGTATTTTCTTCATGTTGTCCGTCCTTTCTAAAAGATGGGGCAGCAAAAGCCGCCCCTGAAATAAAAAAGCCGCCTGCACTTCCAAAAGGGAATACAGACGGGTCTACCGTATGATTTCATATACGCCGTGGTTCGTGACAACAAAGGTTCCCTCCAATTCCATGTCACGCCCATAGGCGGCATAGTCGATATAGTTTTGTAAATGTGCCGGAAGTTCCCCAAGTTGTCCGCTTTCTTCCAGATAGTAGCGAGCCACATCCGCCATATCGTCACAGCCGGAATGGCAGATAATATCGTCTTCATGCTCACAGAGTTCTTCGATACTGCCAAAGTAGGATTGCAGCTCCGATAGTTCCTCCTGAATGTACTCCGGTAAGTCCTCCACCATTTCACACAGGCGGTTGACTTCCTCAATGGGGGTATATTCGTCAATCTCAAAAGGCAGTTCATAGTCATGGATGGCGTATTCCTCATACTCATCATTCAAACCGATACGCTCCTTGACTTCCTCAAAATCCACAGGCGGCGTGAACCATGCTCCTACCAGTTCGCCCTCATTGTATTTGCCTAAGTTGGCAATGTAAATCCGCATTTCTTCCAAGTCCCTCCACCTCCTTTTAGCGGTAAGAAAAGATACCATTGTCTGTAAACAGGTAGTTTTCGCTGGTTTCCAGCTCCCGACCAATGGCGGCGTAGTCGATATGGTTCAACAGGTCTGGATGTACTTCTCCAAATAGCTGTACCTCCTGCACCAGATAACGGGCGAGAGCTTCCCCGTCCTGCACCGGATAGCAGCGTATCTGGTCTTTGTGGTCGATAAATTCCGTAAAGCTGGAAAACCACCGCTTTTGTACCACATCCATTTCATAATAGAGGGGCGTTCCCTGCATTTCCTGTACCATCCGGCAAAGGGCGTTGATTTCCCAGAGCCTTGTGTTGCCCTCCAATGGAAACGGCAGTTCATAGTCTTCAATTTCGATTTCTTCCTCACTCTGAACCCCAAGACGTTCCCTGATTTCCTCAAAATTCACAGGACAGGAAAACCATGCCCCAGGGTATTCCTCAAAATCCTCATGGTAAAACCGTGTGGTGTTCAGGATGTAGATTTTCATTTCCTCAATCTGTATCACGTCCTTTCTCTGTTAAGTTTTTGGGGAGTTACGCTCCCCAAGCCCCTAGTGGACTTCCGCCATGAAGCAATCAGAGCTTGCTCCATAACGGAAGTGTAACAAGGGTTTCCTATGCACCGATAATCTTATTGAACAGTTCCAGTAAGATGTCCTTTACACCGTCCGCATTGAAGACCAGACCGACCGCTACAAGGGACACCACCAGAAAGCCGATAAGTTTGGAAAATTCCCTCTTAAATCCGAGGTACAGTCCAATCACCACGATTGCCAGCAGCACAAGGGACTGGGCGTTGGATAAAAACCAGTTGTAAAGATTTTGTCCGAAATTCATAAAAGCTCCTTTCTTTCCTGTAAGATTTCTTAGGTTCCAAGATTGCCGCCGTTAAACCACCACCTCCTTTGCAGCGGCGGCTTGCTGCTTCAGGATTTTTTCGTGCTTCTCCGTCAGTTTGGCATGGGTGATGATGTCATGGACAATCTGGGTGTGGTTCATCTTATCCAGACGGAGAGCCAGCTTTAACGTGGGGGCTACCTGATGGGAGAGCCAGTGCAGGGTACGTTCAAAGGAATATGGTTCCGGTTTCGTTGTCAGTTTCAGGCTTCCTTTGTGTTCCCCCATAAACCACGCCCATTCCTCATTGATACGCCAGTCAGAACGGGGCTTCGTATCGTCCCTGTCCACGAACCGGACATAGCGGTTGATGATTTGAAAGGCTGTCCGTTCTGGATTGTCATGTTCTAACAGGTCACGGATGGCGTAAAAGGCACGCTCATTTTTCAGCCGGATTTCAAAACGGTTCTTTACCTCTGCGTCCGCAATGGGAATATCATGCTTTTTGTACTGCTCATAGTCTTTTTCGTAAATGCAGAAGTACACCTCACTCTGGAGGGAGCCGATATACAGGGTGTTCCCCATACATTCTTTTTCCTCACGCCGTACCAGTTCGCCGCTGCGGTAGCTTTTAAAGCTGCGGAAGACCGAGATACATTCCTCATTCCGGCACTTCTCTGTCAGATGGGGAATGTTCAGGATTCCCGTTTTGTCATTGATAGCGAGGTCAAGCCGCTTCATCACGCCGTCCTCCATGAGAACATCCATGAAAAACTCATACCAGCTCCGTTCCTGTGCCAGCAGATAGCTTTCAAACTGGCGGCAGCCACGCCCTTTCAGTTCCAGCAGCACCCCTTTTTCCAGTTCCGGTGATACCAGAACGAAAATATCCCCAAGATAGTAATGTTCTGTGTAAGAGTAGAAGCCGTAGTTTTCATGGATAAAGTAGGGCAACTTTAGCCGAAGCACGTCTTCCACGATATGCTTCACATCCGTAGTGGGAAAACGAATCCGCACATAATCAAAGAGCATTTCAAGGGGATTGTCTGGATTGAAGCGTTCCAGTGCTTCCGTGATGGCTTCCTGTAATGCTTCGGACGGGTGAGCCTTGCCCGTTTCAATATCGCTCAGGTACGGACGGGTGATTCCGGCAGCTAGGGCAAGTTTCTGTTGTGAGATACCATAAATTTCCCGTTTTTCTTTGATGTCCCGTACCCATGTTTCTTCATTCAGTGAAAATCCCTCCTGTCTAAAAAAAGCGTATGTCAACTTTCAGAGCCTTGTTGACACACGCCGGATATGGGAAAATCCCTTGTGTACTGTGGGATTCTGCCCTGTTGTTTGGTTGTTGCCTGTCGATTTGTACCCCTCTGTTAGATACGAGGGGGTTATGCTGGCGTGCCTTACGGCACACCAGCCACAGCAGGTCAGTCCGCTTCTGCGGCTTTCGCTTCGCACGCCGCCTGCACTCCCTGCCTGCTGTCTGTCAGTTTTTTTATTTCTTTGAGGAAATCGTGTCCTTTTGGTACAAGGGGCGTGTAAAACTCCGAGATAACGCTGGTTCCCACATCCACATAGCCACGCCCTTTTATCTGCTTTAGGAAGAAGTCCTTTGTGGTTTCCCCGAACATCATCCCATAGCCCATTTCCGACATCCGCCCCAGAGCCACACGGAAATTGAACTGGTCACGGATTCCGTCCCCCAGATACTTTGCGTCCGGACGCTGGCAGGCGAGAATCAGGGAGAAGCCAGCCTGCCGCCCAAGCATAACGATTTGTTTTAACTTGTTGAGGACAGCGGCATTTTCCTTTGTGCCGAGCATTTCCATAAATGCCACATATTCATCAAAGATAAGGAAATTTGCCGGAAGTCCCAAGTAAGCATAGTTTTCCCCTGTCCGGTAATTCTCCATGAGCTTCATGTTTTCGCTGCGTTTCATCATTTCCTCATAGAAACGGTCAATGCAGGCGAGCATATCCTCCTTTTTGTAGTGCACATCCGGCATAACCGCCTGTAAATCCGCAAGGTCGGCGTTCTTCGGGTCTAGCACGAACAGGACGGCGTTGGTGCGGAGCAGGGCTTCAATGAGGGTCAGGATAAAGTAGGTCTTTCCGCCGCCGGTTCCTCCGGCAATGAGCATATGGGGGAGCTTGTCATACTCCCACCAGACATTTTCCATAAGACGGAGCCTGCCGTCCTTTGCCTGTACGTCCTCAATGGAAATACGGTTGGCAATGGTATCATAGAGCAGGGTGTACTCCACATAGGAATCCTTTAATTCCTTATCCGTCAGCTCACAGTACAAGCCGCTTTCCAGCTTTTTTTCCAAGTTTAAGAGCTGTTCCTGATATTTCCCCAAGGTGATTTCCACACGGATATGGAGCAAGCCCTGTTTCATCCGGTAGTAGATTTTGGGAAAATAAGTGATGGTTTCTTTGGAACGGCTGGAAGACAAGTCCTTGAAAAAAGCGTCTTCCTTTCTCTGTTCCGATTCATACCACTTGTTTTCCAACACCATCCTTGCCAGCTTTTGGCGGTGGATGAGCTGCTTTACTTCATCCCTGCGGTATCGCCAGAACAGAAGAACGGCTGCAAGATACACCAGCCCTGCCACGCCCATGCTGAATAACAGGTAAGGGAGATCTACGTCCTGTGTTATCTGGGAGAGGGACACTTCCTGCCAGTTGGTTCTGGCAATCTGCCGGATATGAAACAGCAGGACAACCAGCAGGAAGACAGGGAACAGGGCGGCAAGGGCAGTATGGAACACAAGGTCTTTATCCGTGGGACGGATACGTTTTCCACGGGGGAAAAGCTGCTTCATGGGAATAATCCTCCTTTCGCTTTTTTTATGTTCCTGTTATTTTACAGAGGAAGCGTCTTTCTTCGGTGGCTGCGGATTCATGGCAGCCCCTTTTTTCAGGACAATATCATCCGCCTTGATGTACCAGTCCACCTCTGCTCCCTGAAAGGTAGCCGTTGCCACGGTATCTGCCACAGGATTGATAAGTTCTACCTCTGCGTTGTAATCGAACTCCTTTAACGGCACGCTGGCAGGGATAGAAACCTGAATCATACGCCCCTGTCCTCTGGATTTTAAGTCATAGGTACGCTCCTTGATTTCTTCTGATACCGAGCCGTCTTCATTCTGGAGGTGAACCTCACGGCGGAGGGCAGAAAATTTCAATGCCCCGAATGTTGCTTCCTTGTCAATCACGATTCCGTTTGCTAATCTCATAGTCTGATGTCCTCCTTTTCCTTACGCTTTTACCATATCGTCAGCGTGTAAAATGTAGTTGGTAAAGCCCCTTGTGCCGATTTTATAGCCCTCTGCGGTGATACGGGGATTGATGAGTTTCACACGTTCCTCAAAGTCAAAATGCTTCTCTCCGGCTTCGGCAGGGAGGATAACTACAATATCATCCGCCCTCTGTACGTCCGAATAAAGGTTGAAGCTGCGAGAAAGTACCGCCATGCGTCCGTTGATTCTTCGCTGTTCTGTTTTGTCTTCTCCGGCAAACTCCAAGTTGCCGAATGTCTTTTCCATGTTGGGGATAACGAATTTTAATTCCATATAGATGTACCTGTCCTTTCTGAATATTGTGCTTGATGGGGTGGTTTCGGGTTCTGGTCTGGAAGCGGAGGGGAACGCTCCAGCGGTGGTGATTTCTTCGTGGTATCACATCCTTTCTGGTTTTAGGGTAAAAAAATAGACGCTCAGTTTTGAACGTCTATAAGGAAACTGCTTATTAACTTTTTAGTCTTCTGCTGGATGTTTTGAAAGATAACGGGAATAATCAGTGTCAAATTGTAAAGATTTCAACTGTTCATCTATAATTTGTAATAGGTTTTTACCGTTAAGGATTGCTTCAAATTCTTTTATAGAGAAATCAATAATGCAATATTTATCTTCCAATTTCTCCTTATGGAGATAAAATTTTTTTATTAGTCCAGCACCATTACTCCATCCAGTTCCGCTAGTACCATAATACGAAAATAAAATGCCTATTTTTATGTTGTTTGTTAAAAGCAAACTACAAAATTTTCCTATGTATGTAACACTAACGGCTTTGTCGTAATTTTTGCATTCTCCTAGAAAGGTATCAAGTTTCGGGTCAATCAGATGATATGTCAACAAAACTTTTCCTTGAGGAGTTAAAGTAACGATTTGGTCTATTTCATTCGTTGAAGTTCGTAAGTTTCTATCTACATTAAAAATATTTCCAGAGATAGTTAAGAGATAAGAAACTAAATTTTCTAAAGCTTCGCCTTTTAAGTTATGTAAATTTTTAGGGGCATTATCTGTAGGGGAAATGTCATGAAGCTGTTTGAATTTTTCAAGTAATTTTTTATAAGTGTTTTTTTGGGCTTCACTAATTTCACAAATTTTTTCATATCTTAATTTATCAGATATATTATTAAGGACATTTAATGCCTTAGAAATTTCTTTATCATCTGGCATAATATCAATCATCACGTACCACCATATATATTAAAAATGAATTTTCTATTGAGGAAAGTTCGCTATGGCAGAGTTCACATTCAAAAGTTTCTGGTAACTCATTAAACAAACGTACTGTCCCCATAGATTTTTGGCAATTACTACAATATAATTCATAATAACTTTGCAAAATTCCTTGCTTTTCCAATTCAGATAAAAAATCATAGATTTCAGGAATAGATAAGGAAAATTTTCTTTTCAAAACGCCAGGATAAATCCACATATTTTTTCTATAATTCTTGAAAAAATTAGTTAAGGCAATGCTATCTATATTTTTATTCATTTTGCGTTGTATCGTCATTTCTATGATTGACAATGTATTCGATAACATAATTCATTCGCTCCATTCCAATTAGCACATTACTATAGTAATATTGTATTAAGCAATAAGATTTATTCATGTAATTGAAAACGAACTTAACACGGTTACTTCGTGTTTTTATTTCGTTTTCCCATAATAATTCAATCCAAGGATAATCGGACATTTCTTCCATTTCAAACATAAATTGTTCTAAGGCTTCTCTGAAATCAGGTACTTTCTCTAATTCAGCCTGATTGTCATTTAATAGTGAGCGTAGTTCACCGATAAATGGTAATATATATTCTTGATTGTTACCAACATCCAGTTGTGCGTTTCCACCATTAGGTAATTTCATGGATTGAGCAATAAGTTTTACATTTTCATCACGTTTGCATACATTAACCATAAAGTCTAAATTTAGTGGAATCAAATCGCACTCAAAATGTTCTTTAAAATAATCAGACATTTCTGCAATTAAGTTGGAATATATAGTCGGTTCTTTTTTGTCGGATAAAAAGACCCTTTTTAAAACATCAAAACGGAATTCTATCAATTCTCCTTTTTCATGAAATACAACTAAAAAGGGATATTTGGTTAAAAATTCTTCCTGTGTGAGAGGATGAATAGCTGCATATGCTAAATTAAATTTCAGAAAATAGTATCCATCCATAGAGTATGCAACAGGTTTTACGAAAGATGTATATAAGTAATCATTCTCATAAGTATTTTCAAGAGGAATGATTTCCTTTGCTTTTTTTAATGTTGATGAAAAATCATTACAAGTAAAAATAACGGAATACTTATAATCTTTTAAAAATTCCCATTTTTCTAAAGCATATCCAGCTCTTTTGCTCTGGTGAATGCAAGTTACAAGCTGTTCGGACAATGTTTTTTCTGAAATATCTACAGTTTCTAGCCCCTCTATGTATAACTGTCCCGAAGTATCTGTTTGTTTAGTCGCAATTCCGTGCTGAATGAATTGTTTTACTAAATGGCGTTTTACTTTATCTGAGTAAGCCATTACTGTTTTTTCAAGATATTCTAAATAGTTGTTTAACTGCATACAATCCCTCTTTTCTGTGCATATATCTTTCGTTATCCTGATTATACTTGATATAAGTGCAAAAAGCCATGCACAAATCAAAATTTTTATAGGATTTTCGATATATACATAATAATAAAAGTTTTGGTGCTATTGCATATATAAAAAATAGACGTTTCATGTTTTCACACAAAACGTCTACTCCTTGCATTAAGGAAAAGAGTATCGTATTATCTTGATAAATGGTTTCCTAGCTGAATTGAGCCAGCTAACACGTTGCTAACACTTTTGTTACCAGTACAGGATATTTCGTGAATCTATCTTCCGTACAGACCTCACGTTTTTCCTGTATTATAAGGTGTTAGAGAGTATTACAGGAGGTTAGAAACTACTTGCTGCGAAAGGACATTTAGAACTCCTAAGCGAGGGGTCGGAGGTTCAAATCCTCTTGGCGACGGGCTTCAAAGCGTTCGAAAATGTTAGCTGGATTAGCTGACAGCGAACGCTTTTGTTATTTTCTAATCACGTTTGTGACATGAAATTGCATTCAAAATGATTAATTTCCAGCTAACGCAATCCGATTTTTGTTAGCTGACAGCTAATCAAAATTACCGGTTTGCAAACATGGGTTTTAGGAAGTTCAGCTAACATTTGGGTTCGCTCCGTTGTCACCCCTTATTCGGGGATGTAAATCAGAGAAAAGGCGGGAAAAGAAACAATCTCTCCCAAACTTGCAAACATAAATTAGCTGAAACAGTACTCAATTCTATTAGCTACAGCTAATGGTCAAACAGCAATGTCTGTTTGGAACTTTACTATCTATAAAAGTTCCAGTCAGGCATTTTTTAGTGTCCTGAATCCTGGAGGAAAGGAGTCAAGATGACTGAACTAAACAGACAATCAGAAGAAAACGAAGAAAGAATCATAGAAATTGAGATTGAGCGTCTTCGACCGTTCAAAGAGCATCCGTTTCAGGTGAAAGATGTCTTACACTGTATGAGTGGTAACACCACAAAGGTGAAGAACATCAAGAAATATTTATTAGCAGCCCTGTTTAATGCACCGTCAACGATGAACGGGTATTATCAGGCAGAGGTGAACCATGATATGCCAGGATTGGTAAGATAGGAGGTGCACATGTTTATTTTAAAACTTGCTGGAAAGATATTATTACTGCCGGTATGGCTGATCCTTTTTGTGATCGGCCTGGTAGTGAAGATGACAGTACAGACTTATGCGGTTGTAAGGGGAATCCTTGGTTTTATATTCACTTTGTTGATTATAGCAACTGCATACTGTTACCATGACTGGGTACAGGTTGCATTCCTGTTTGCGCTGAGTGTTATTCTGTATCTGATCCTGTTTGCAGGAGTGTTCGTAGATACTGTACTGGACATGACAAGAGAATGTATTATTGACTTTATTTTATCTTGAGGAGGATATGAAAATGAGTGAAAAGAATGATTTTATACAATTACCACCAATCAAAAAAGACACACCGTCCGAAGTGGTCTCAATAATCTGGCAATATTTGAAATTACCTGAGGAATCCAGAAAGAGAGTGACGGCAGATCTAATTGATGTGGATGAAAATTGTGAGAAGGAAGATTTTCAGATTCCAGATCTCTATGACATCGTTCCAAAAGAAGAAATCGCGGAATTTGAAGAAACTATGCGTAAAATTATAGCAGGAATTATCTCTCAGGCTAGAGCGTGTCTGAAAAATCATTCCCGCAATCTGCACGCCCCACTTTGCGGGATATTTCACCCGAATTCAGTTGCCCTCATCCGGGCAAAATATCCCACAAATTGTGACGCACATCTTGCAGAAAGCCTTTTTCAGACACGCTCTAGCAGTGTTGCCACCTGGGTGTATGTACAGAAATATGTGAAGCACAAAACTCTGGATGAAATGCTGCAAGAATGGAAAGGGGCAAGCCAGTTTATTATTGTCATGGATACCTGGTTCGAAAGATTGATGGCAGAATAATAGATGCTGTGATAGAATGAAGAAAACGATTTGAAGTGCAAATCGGGATTTTTAAAGGAGACTTGCTATGGATATGAATCTTTCATTTTCTGTACTTACAGCAGATATTATTAGTATACTGCTGATTGGAACGTTGTATCTCGCTAACAGACAAAAAGCGGAGTACGACAGAGATATGCGACTTCTACAGCAAATGATGGTAACTATAGGGATTGCCAATATTTCTGACAGTTGCGTTTATTATCTTGCTGGCAGTTCTAATATAGTTATCAAAGTTTTGGTCTTTCTGAGCGGATCAGGGCTCTTTTTAGGAAATGTAATGATTGGATATTTGTGGGCTAAATTCATAATGGTACATATGAATATCCCATTTTCTGATATACGCAGAAATATTTACCGAACAATTGGACTTATTTCTATTGTACTGTTAGTAATCAATATTTTTTATCCATTGGTATTTTCGGTGAGTGATGGTAGGTATCAGAGAGGATTCGCATATATTATTTTTCTGATTTTTGCTGCTTTTTACATTTTGGACAGCTTGTATTTGTATGTTAAGCGTGTTAAAAAAAATGGCAGTTTAAAATTATTTCCAGTTCATATATTTCTAATTCCTGTTATATTAGGGGTAGTTATTCAAGCATTTTTCGTTGAAATTGCAATCACCTGGACATCTATTGCAATATCGGTCGCGGGAATAATGACAGCACTAAAAAACGAGATTATTTTTACAGATTGCCTTACAGGATTATATAATCGCGTGTATCTGGAATTTTTACATAAGCGAGCCTGTAATAAAAAGGACTGCTGGGTATCCGGTATTATGATTGATCTGAACGGATTTAAACAGATTAACGATAACTACGGACACGCAGAAGGAGATCTGGCATTGTGTATTGTTGCTGATTTACTTCGGAAATCGTTCTCTGAATATGGTGTAGTAACAAGATATGCTGGTGATGAATTTGTTATAATGCTAAATACAACAGATGATCAGCTCATACAAAAAATAATCAAATCTGCTAAAAAGAATTTTGTGACAGAGAATGAAAAGAGCGATAAACCGTATTAGTTATCTGCATCTATGGGATACGCAATAACTAATCTAAGTAACGAAACAATAGATGATTTTATGAATAGAATCGATGAACAGATGTATCAAGATAAAATGAAATACTATGAGCATAATGATCGTAGAAATAGCAAATAAATAATTTCGGTCATTTTACTTGTAAAATTCAAGTTTGTATATATCTTTTAAAAGGTATATGATTAAGAAAAACGGCAGGAGGTATCTGAATGAAATCACATA